AAGTATCAATGGCACAGCAAGATAGTGTGGATTTGTTAGCTTGGAAAGACGATCAATATTTAAGAGTGCAAGTAAAATCAGCATCATTGAGATTAGAGAAAAGCAGAATTACAGCTATTTATCATTTCAATAATGGTAGTGGTAGGAAAAAACATATAAAAGGTGTAGAAAGTTATGATATATTGGCGCACGTTGGAATTAATCATAGACGAGTGGTCTTTAATGCAACCGAACAAATACAAGTCATATCACAAAGATACAGAAAAGAATTTTTTGAAAAAAATGATATTGAATATTTTACATTTCAAAAAGCATTGCAAATTGTGAACCAAAGGAGAAAAGCAGCATGAGATGGGAAAATTATCCTAATTTTACTGAAAAAGAGTTAGCTTGCACATTTACCGGGAAATGTTTTATGACTGAATATTTTATGGGCAAATTACAAGAATTAAGAGTTGCCTATGGAAAACCATTAATTATTACTAGTGGTTTTAGAGATCCAAAACACCCTGTAGAAGCATCAAAGAGTAGACCCGGTGTTCATACTAGAGGAATAGCAGTTGATATTGCTTGTGATGGACAAGAAGCATATAAATTGGTTAGATTAGCAATTAATCTAGGTTTTAAGGGCATAGGAATTAAGCAAAAAGCATCTGGTAGGTTTATTCACCTAGATACTTATGATCAAGATCCTAGACCTAATATATGGAGTTACTAATATGATACAGGCATTATTACCATTATTACAACCTGCAATGGGCAAGGTTTTAGATTTAATCCCAGATCCAAAAGCTAAAGAAAAAGCTAAGATGGAAATGGAAAAAGAAATCCAAAAAGCAGAGGGTTCTTTTAGGGATTTTGTGGTTGCTTATGAGGGTCGTGGAGATCAAGTTCATTGGACAATCCAAATATTAAGAGGATCAGTAAGACCTGTATTAACCTATTTATTGGCAGGTGCTTTTATTTATGGTTTTTTAACTCGGAATGTTGAGCAAGATACTATGGAAATGTTATGGCAATTAAATCTGCTTTCTATGGGATTTTGGTATGGTGAAAGAGCAGCAAAAAATTTAGGTGTTAATTTTAGCAAGAAAAAGGAAGATAAATGAATAAGTGGGAAGACCTAAAAAAAGAATGGGATAAAGAAGATGAAACTGAAAAAGGTTTTGGTGAAGAATGGATTGAAACTATAACTCATTGCTTGCCTAGATGTCCTAGATGTCAAGGTGCATTACAAACAGTTAACGTAAATGGGCATGAACAATGTGTATTGTGTCATTCAGTTATTGATGATTGTTGTCAAGGTTCACCATTATAGGTCTTTTCTTTTATACCTATAGCCATCTTTAGCAGAGCCAACTTTATGTTTATAATTGCTAGGATTAGTTGACATAATTGAACTTAGCATAGAGCCACCAGAACCACTTACTGGTGAGAACCATTTATGAGGAACATTTTTTTCTTTCTCATATTCAGCTACTGCTTTTGGGCAATCTTCAAACATTAAATCTTCATCTAAATCTTCTTTTTTGGCATTTTCTTTTTGAAGTTTTTTGGGAATTTGTTTTAATTCTGCATCGCTATAATTAGCATTTCTTCTGCAAATATTGCACATTCTAGGTTGTATTCTAGGAACTTTTATTGGCTCTAATTCTTCATCACATTTGAAGCATCTGCTGAAGCGCTGATGTTGTTCTTCAATCTGTTCCTTTGTCCTCTTTATTCCTTTGTAAACTTTTTCCCTCATTATAAATCTCCAATCGTTCATCAAAGCAATTCATGTGCAAAATGTCACCTCGACCATCTGCAACAAAAATATCTTCATCTAAGTCAATACCAATTTCACAAAAAACACAATTTTTAATGCGCTTAATTCTTGTGCCAAAGATATCCCTCTGTTTGCTTATCTGTGGTTTTGGTCTTGGTCTTCTTTTCCTCAACACATTCACTCATAACTGCTGCATAACCTGCAATGTCTAAAATACTATCTTGATGGTCTGGTGTTTCTATTAATCTAGCAACTTTTAATCCAACCATCATCAGAGCAACTTGTTCTTCAGTTATATCTGATCCTAGTATGATTGACCATATTTTGGCTATACGATTGTGGTTTTCTAATACCTTGCCATAATGTTGCCCTCTACTATTAAGGGCAACTTTACAGGCATCTAACAATTCATTTTTATTCATTAGAAAGGTATCTCATCATTTAGTTCAGTTGAATTAGACAAGGTTTTATCTTCAGCATTTCTTGATGATGCACCAAAAGCTAAACTCTGAACATTTAAAGATAATGCAGTTTTAGAAACACCATCTTTCTCATATTCCCTTGTGGATAACTCACCAGAGATAAAAACTTGTTGACCTTTTTTTAGGCTATCATTTAGAGCTTCACCTCTCTTGCCCCAAATGGAGCAATCTAACCAAATGGTCTTTTGCTTTTCACCAAATCCCACATTAGATCCAACTGAGAAATTACATACTTTATTCTCACCTAAATCTTTAAGTTCAGCATCTCTTGCTAATCTTCCATCAAATACACAATTATTCATTATTAATCTCCTGTTTCCTGTTTGTGAATAATTCTAATTCTGCATCAGTTGTTGTTCTTCCTTTTGCAGAAAAGTTTTTAACCCAATATGCATTTACTTCTTTAACTGTTTTGCATTTGGCTAATTCTTCTTTTAAGTCAATTTTAGTGGGAACACTAACTTGGGAGGAATTGCTAGTGTTCCCAGAGGTCGCAGGTTTATGAGAAACAAGGGGAGAACTCCCACGACCTCTAAGCGAACTGTTGGCATCGTCATCTGCTGATCTAAATCCAAACATAGTCATAAGAGCATAGCGCCTTAAATATGTTAAGCATGAACCATATGACTGATAAGTTTCTTTTTCAGTTTTTAATCCCATCATGCTTTCAAAGAACTCACCAGTTTCTAAATGCATAACTCTGGTGATTAAATGGTCAACTGATACATATTGAATAAAGTCTAAACCATATTCTTGAATATTATCTAAAGCATCCAAAACATCATCTAAAGTATTATATTCAAAATAAGAACCATTCTTTTTAAATGCAGGATTTTTACCAGATTTATCGGCTTTAGCTTCTTTTCTAAATCGACCTATTGCTCTTATTAAATATTTTTGGTTATTTTTATTATCTTTAAAGATACCATCTTCATCGACTAGAACTCCCATAATTTCCTCGCTTTCTGTAAATATTCATCTTCTAGTTTCCATTGGTAGGCATGATCCCAATCTGGATCAACTATTGAAGCTAAGACTTTTGGATCATCACTAAACCTCAATAGATTTTGTCTAACTAATGCCTTTTGTCGCATTTCCTCAAGGCATTTAGCTAGATTATCTGCTTTTAATTCATCACAGTTAAATGGTGTAAACAATACAGCTTCAACTTCATTTATATAACATATAGATGGTGTTATATTTAATGCCTTTTGATATATAGCTGATTGCATAACGTGGTTCTTTTCTGGCACTTTAGGAAGTGAACCTTTTGACCAACCTTGAGAACCATCTTTAAGAAGTCTTGTTTTTCTAGGTGCTTTTGTTTTCATTTCACAAAAAATAGTGTCTGGAACAACTAAATCAACATAACCAATAATATCGACATTAACACCATCAAAACGTGTAGTTATCTTTTCTTCCGGGATAGCTGCAAAGAAACCATTTTCCAATAATACGTCAACACCATTTTGGATCATTTGTGGAATAATGCCACGATATTTAATTCTTTTTGCTGCATCTTCATTAGCATCATGCATATCAAACTCTATTTGAGCTTCTCTAGTCGCATCGAATGTTGGAATGCCACATAATACATTCTGAATGCCATTATGCACAGCAGAGCCTAATGCAGCATTCTCACCTACTACAATATTGCGCCTATCTTGACCTAAGTATAGATATTTGAATATCCAACTAGGTGTCGATGTTAATAATTGTGATGGACTAAGGTGATCTAAATCAACACTTAACCATTCTAAACCTATATCATTATTGTCACTCATAAATAGGATACTAAGCATTAAAATGAATAAATCAACAATTATTTACAAAAAAGATATTTTTTTGTTTGACATATATAACCATATCGGTAATAATGGTTTTGTAACAAGGACAAGGAGATTTAAAAAATGGGAAATCCGGCAGAATACAAAGTTAGAAAATCTTATTTATCAGATGATTTTGGTTATGAATTAGCTGTTAAATGGTTTGGTCAAGAAGCCGTTGATAACTTACCTAAATATACTAAAGGTAAGCATGAGGGCAAACCAATGGGTTTAGTTAAATGGATCAAGGTTGAAAAAGGTGGTTATGATCCAGTATTTTATTCAAACTCTGGAAGATTAGAAACTAGAAAAGGTTGGATATTAGGTAAAGCATTATTAAAGACTGAGTGGGGTGTTAAGTGGTTTAATACTAAAAATGGTTTTAGAACTCAAGATAGTTATAAAAAGTTTGCTCCTACTAATTGTTTAGTTGAGGAAAAGGGTGAAATGCCATATGAAGTTTGGGCTGATTAATTTAAAAAAGGGAGAAACAAAATGATTAAATTTATAAAAAACTTTGGTATTTATTTTTTAGAGTTGGCATTTCTATTTATGTTGTTTGGATTTGCTTGGTTTTTATTAGTAGTGTTTGGATAAGAGGGGATTATGAAATTAGTAAATGTAAAATTATCACTTAATGAAGCGCAGAGTTTTGTTGCTGATAATCATAGACATTCAGAGCCACTAAAAAGACATAAATTTTCTATTGGTGCAGTTGATATTAAAGACAGTAATGCAATCGGTTTTGATGCAAATAGTTTATTAGGTATAGCAACTGTTGATGTTCCATCTTCTAAATGGAATAGACGTAGAGATCATGTAGAAATTAGAAGATTATGCACTAAGGGTCAAAAAGATGTTGCAAGTTTTCTTTTAGGTAAAGCAAAAGCAGCTTGTTTTGCAATGGGATATAAATGTGTGATTACTTATACTAGACCACATGAAAGTGGCATATCTCTTAAAGCTAGTGGGTTTTGGATGCAGAAAGCAACTATTAAGAAAAATAAAAATGGTGAAATAATAGATGGTTTAATCCAATGGATAGCTGTTGATGGTATGCAACCAAATGAATACAATAGAAAATTTACAAATGATGTTCTTCATCAGCTTAAAGGAGCAGCTTAATGAAACTTAAAGATTGGTTATCCACCAACCACATATCCCAAAAACAATTTGCTGATGCTTTATGTGTCAGCAATGTAACTGTTAACAGGTGGATTAATGGGCAAAGAACTCCATCAGTTGATATGATTGTTAAAATTGAAGATATAAGTAAATCAGAAGTTGGTTTGAGGGATTGGGTTAATGGGTAAAATGCAAAGAGATAAAGGTGCTAGATTTGAGCGTGAGATTGTCAAAAAGCTAGAGTTCCACGATATTAAAGCAAAACGTGTTCCTTTATCTGGTGCAACGTGGCTGAAAGGCGATATTATCGCTAATCTAAACAATGAAGATTACACTCTGGAATTAAAGAAAAGAGGTAATGGATTTAAACAGATCTATGAGTGGATTGATGAAGCTGATGCTTTGGTGATTGCTGCTGATAGGAAAGATCCATTAGTCGTTATGAGATTAGATGATTTTTGTGATTTATATAACAATAAGGAAAAATCCTAATGAAGCGACCAATGTATGAAAGTAAAGCCGATTTAAAACGTGAAGAAGCTGTTATAAATGAGTTTTGCAAGATATATAACCTAGAAAAAAAGAAGCTACCATTTACACAAAAAATAGATTTTGCTCTTTTTAGAAAAAATAATATTTATGGTTTTGTCGAGGTTAAATGCAGAGTGTTTGACAAAGATAAATATAACACAATGTTTATTAGTCTTGACAAAGTGCAATCAGCTAGAAGTTTAGCAGATATTACCGGGATGAGGGTTTTGCTTTTGGTTTGTTGGGCAGATGTTATGGGGCATATAGATTTTACAGAAGATTTTGAGGTTCAATTAGGTGGCAGATTAGATCGTAATGATGTTTTAGATTTTGGTATTGTGGCGCACTATCCTATTGACAAATTTAAAGTAGTTGGAACTAGTCCAATAATAAGGGGGAATTAATTGAGTATTAAAGCAATAAATTATGTAATTGATTTAGAAATAGGTGATCCAACTTCTAAGCTGATATTGATTAATTTAGCTAATCTTTATAATGATGCTACTGAATATGCTTATCCATCGCAGGAGTTATTGGCTAAAAGATCAGAATGTTCAATCAGAACTGTGCAGAGGAAGTTGGATAATTTAAATAAATTAGGGTTTATAAAAGTGCATTTTAGACCGAATAAAACATCACTTTATTCGTTTCCAAAGATAAATGGTTACGACACCCTTGACGTGTCAGATTGTCATATCCAAAAAAATGGTTACGACAAATCAGCAAATGGTTACGACACTAGTGACGTACGAACCATTAATAATAACCATTATATAAATATAAATAAGAAAAATAAGAAAAAAGAAAATTTATTAACAGAATTAGTTTTAACAGATGATTTAAAAAAATATGCAAATGATAGAGAATTAGATGCAGAAGAAATTTTAGAAGATATAAAATTGTGGAATGAGCAGAATGGAAATAAAAAGAAATATGCTAACCTAAATGCCTTTTATATGAATTGGTGCAGAAAAGAAGCTCGTAGAAAGCCGAAAACACCTTTCAAGGTACAATCACGCCAAAAAGATGATAAGGTCGCTGTAAGGGCAGAAAAAGAGCTTTCACAGCCACAAAAGGATTTAATAGAAAGTTGGATAGAACAGGTTCACAATAAATCTAAAACTAATCCATCTGAATATGGTGGTGTTAATTATGATAAACTAAGAGATGCATTTACTACATCTATGAAATTTCAATTTGCTAATTGGTATGGTGAAACCCTTACCACTAGACAAATATGCGACAAATTTAATTTAAATAAAAAAAATTAAAAAAAAGTGCATTTCTTGTTTGACATACTATTACCAATTTGGTAATAATATATGCATAACAAGGGAGAAAACAAATGACACAAGAACAATTTACAAAAAAACTTTTTAACTCAGTTATCACAACAATATTAGAAAAGGTTGCAAAAGAGCTAGATGTAACAGTTGATTTTCTAAAAGCTGCTTATGCATCTAACGAAGAAGTTAGAAAAGATTTAAATAATATTTTTGAAAGACACATTGACAACATTGGAAAGGTGGATGCCTAAAGGCATTCATCATATTTTTTAGGGAGAATAAAAATGGAACAACTTAAAATAAATCAACTTGAATTAAGTGATAATGAATTAAAATTATTAAGATCAATAATTGTTGAAAAAATGGAATATTTAAAAGAAAAAGCAGATCAATGTGATACTGAAGAAATGGCTGCTTATTTTCAATATTGTGTTGGAGAAAGTGGTGATTTAGAGGGTATAAAATATAAAATTGATTTTAAGTTATGGGGGAGAAGACAATGAAAGTAGCATTTTCAAAAGATGAACTAGAGCATCTAATGGCAGCTTTAGAGGGTTACAATTTAATATTAGATGAAATGTTGGAAAGTTTTAATGAAGATGAACCAGATTTAGAACCTTTTTCAGAAAAATATAAAGAGGGATTAGATTTCCTTAAAAATCATAAAAATGAATTAGAAACAAATAGAAGATTGTGTTTTAGGCTAGATAAAAAACTAAAGGAGTGGGAATAATGAGAAACATATTAATTATATCAGCTTTATTGGTTGGTGGTTGCAGCAACAGTTATTATCCAGTGGTTGATTTAAGAACATCTGGTGATAAGGCACAGTTTTATGATAGGGATGTTATGGAATGTAAATCTCTTGCACTTAGGGCAAATGGTTGGTCTAGTGAGCCTAGATTTAAAGGTGCATATCAAAGGGTTTTGGATGAATGTATAAAGGGCAGAGGTCATTCAGTTATTAGATCGACACTTTGGTTTTAGTGCCAACAATAGTTTTATTGACACGATTAGCTTTTCTTGTAGTATTCAAGTTATGATTGATCGTGTTAAATTCTTTGGTGAGAAAGTCAGATGCTTATATTGCTCTGAATGGACATTAGGCAATGTTGTTGAGTTTAGTGGGCAGATAGAATGCGACCAATGTTACAAAACTATATTTGATGCGAGTGATTGCACAGGAACAGTTATGATATTAAATATTGATGATATAGGAAGTTTACATTGAATATAAATATTTCAACAAACATATCTTCAGTAACTAAAGCACTTAATGCTTTTGGAAAAAACCAAATACCTTTTGCAGCATCGAGAGCCTTGAACGATGTGGCTTTTAATATGTCTAGGAAAGTAATGCCTAAAAAGAGTAATGATACATTTGCAGGTGGAGCAACTGCTTTTACTAGGAGAGGTTTTAAATATAAGAAATCAAATAAAAGAAATCTAACTGCTGAAGTGTTTATTGATAAAGCTCAAGAAAAATATTTAAAGTTTCAGATATCTGGTGGGAATAGGTTTCCAGAGAAAAGATCTATAATTGTTCCGACATCTAACACTAAGCTCAATAGATATGGCAACATAACCAGAGCAACCTATAGCAAGATCATTAATGATAAGAAGAAATATTTCAAAGGTATTCCCAGAGGTAGAACAGGCAAGTCTAATGAGGGAATATGGGAAAGGTATGGCAATAATAAAAACATTCGCATAGTCGCAAGATATGTGGATAAAGCACAGTATGAACCATTA